GTCCACGAACTTGGCGATCCGGTCGCGGAATTCCTGCTCTGTAGGGAAGCAGGCATGGCCCATCCCGATGGTCACGACGCCGTCCTGGTTGCCATTGGTGATCTTGATCTTCAGATCGATCTGGATGGGCGCTTTCATCTTCGCTGTCATGGTGTGCTGCTCCTGTTGAAAAACCAAAGGCGCCGCGAAGGGTCATGGCGCCTTTGGTCTTTCCCCTGAACTGGGTCAGGGGAGGGGTAGGTCAGGCGGCGCACAGGTGGATGTGGCCAGCCTTGCTGGTCGTGTCTTTCACAATGTCCGCACGGCGGATCGGCTCGTGCGCCCCTGGGCCATTGAGCATTTGGGCGCGCACTGCGAGACGGTCTCCGCGCTGGGATGTGTAGCCAACCGCTGCCAGGAGAGGGGCGCGGCGGGTGTTCTCTTGGTGGTCGAATCGGAACATGCGGAACTGCTCGTACCAGCGTTGCTTCATCTTGTTCATGGTGTGCTCCTTGAAAAAACGAAGCGCACTCGGCTGAATGCGCTTTGGTCTTTCCCCTGATGTCGCCCAGGGCACGCGTGCCGCATCGCATGGCGGCAAACACTGCAGGTTCTCCCGGCCGCTGCAGGCCTCCACCCTCGGGCTAGAGAGACGCACACCTCGGCGGGTGCTCAGCTACGGGATTCCTTCGCTGCTCTCAGTCATTGCCGTCACCGCATCAACCCGCTCCAGGGCACTGCCCCTAACCCCGCCTCTGCAATCGTTCGGCTGCGGCCCGTATCGCTCGGCCTGGGGTGTTTCGCGTTTTGCTGCGTTAGGGTCTAGTTTACGTATTCCTGAACTGCTGTCAAGAAGTTGTTGGACATTGTTTAGAAAAAACTTGACGCCATGGACGAAAAAAAGCCCGCGAGTTGCGGGCTGTAGTTCTGGGTTCTTGGTCTACCAGCAGTTGGTCTGCACCGTCCCCATGACGTTGCGCGAGGTGCAGTTGACCTGCGGCCTCAGTGGCGCGATGGGTTGCGGCTTGGGCTGGGCGGCCTGGAGTAGCAGGAGGGAGTTGTTCAGTTGCATCTGCTGAACGGCATCAGCCTGTTGTCTGGCGCGATCATCTGACTGCTGTTGCCGCTGGGCGTCTTGCCAGCGTTGCTGAGACTCGTTTGCCAGAGCTATGCGCGCATCAATGAACTGGCTGTAGCTCCACTCTCCAGAGTAGAGCTTTGCCATGAGGCCCACGAATTGAGAGTTCTGGTTGGTGATGAGCGCGTTGTATGTCCCCATGCCAGGGGCGGCGCGGAACGCCTCTCCTGCCTGTATGCATTGCATGCGCATGGATGCCCACGCTGACAGCGCCTGCTTCTCTGTGTCGTTGGCCTTGCTCTGGTTGGAGCGCATCTCCAGCGTGGCAGCGTTTGGATCAGTGAACGAGCCAATTTTCGGCTTCAGTACATCCAGCTCGGCCCGAGCGGGGATTGAATTGAAGCATGCGCGCGATGGGTCACTATCCGTGCTCACCTGGGGGAATGTCTGGCACCCAGCCAACATCGCCACCATCGCAGTTGCCAAGAGGATTTTCATCATTCTTCGTCCCAAAGTGCAGACTTGGCGATCCCCGCCACGTACTGGATTGACTCGATCTCTGTCTCTTCGATGCTGATACGTGGGTGGCTCTCGTTCACAGAGTCGAGGTGCACCATCCCGTCTCGCACGTATGCCAACTGTTTGACCATCACCCGGCCATCCAGCGAGCGCACCAGAACCTCGTCGCCAGGCGCATATGGGTGGCTCGGCTCCACGATCACGAACTCCCCGTTACGGATGCGGGGCTTCATGCTCTCGCCCTTGCAGCGCACGGCGTAGGCAGAGCCATCCTTGGATGCCCAACGAATTTGGCCGTCTCCATGCCCAACTGGGTACTGGAGTTCGCAGAAATGCCCGTTGTCGCCGAGCTGCGCTGTACCTACCACCGGAACTCCTGGCTTCTTCCCGTTCTTGGACGGCTTGCTTGCTGAGAGTGATCTGAAGATTTCTCCAGGCGGCACGCCCAGGCGGTGGGCCAATCGGGTTGCAGCCAGCTCGCCAAAAGACGAGTCCTGATCGAAGTACTGAGAGACGCGGCCTTTGCTCAGGCCGGTCTCATCCATGAACCGCTGGCGGTCCCCTCCAAACCGTTTTTCAAAGTACGCCGCGAACTCTGCCCGGCGTGTGCTGTCGTTGCTCATCGGCGAGAAGTTAAGCGATGCCTGAATCATAGGCAAGCTCGTTCAGAAATCGTTTGACCATTGGTTCAGAAATATTTAAACTGAACCCATGATGTTCTCTACCTGGCTTGACGCAGAGAAGGGGCGCGCTAAGGCCGCCTCGAAGCACTTCAACCGCAGCAAGGCGGCCATCTCGCAGTGGCGCGCCGGGGTCCCTCTCGACCTCATGTTGAAGGTCCGTGACTACACGGGCAACGAAGTCACTCTCGAAGAAATGCTTCAGGAGCGCACTGCAGCTGCCCAGCAATCGAACTCCCGCTAACCCAACAACAAAGAACCCGAGCCTCCTATGTCGTACCAAAACCGTGACCTCATCCGCAAACCCCTGTGCCTGCTGCGCGCCAGCAAGGAAGAGCGCGAGAAGCTGATCGCCTGGGCTGAGATGAAGTCCAACGGTGGCGCTGTGGCACCGACTCTGCTGGATGCGTTGCTGGCCCTGGCCGACAAAGAGCTGATGGAAGAAGAGCGTCGTCATGCGGCCAATGCTAGGCAGCGCACCGGCCTTGACAGGAATGCTTTTGGCGCGCTGCTCAACGCATAGAACACCAGAGACAAGCCATGCAGGACTTGACCGATACCCCCGATGACCCAATGGCGCTGGACTTCTCCGGCGTTGACCAGAAGCGCATGCGTGCTCTTCAAAAGCTAGCAGACAGGTCCGGCAAGTCCTTCGAGGACTTCGCCCTGCAGACCCTCCTGGCTGCTGCTGACAACGATGAAAAAAAGTCCAAGCCGAGCACCCTCGCGCGGCTCTTCGGTTTCCGCGCTGCTCGCTAGCAAGTAGCTAAGCAGTAACTCGAAAGTTAGAGGCCCCACATGGCACGCATCCGCACCATCAAACCAGAGTTCTTCACAAGCGAAGACATCGTGTCCCTGTCGCCACTTGCACGCCTCTTTTACGTGTCGCTGTGGTGTGAAGCCGACCGTGAAGGCCGCTTCGAATGGAAGCCCAAGACGTTCAAGCTGCGCTACCTGCCGGGCGACAACTGCGATGTTGATGTGCTGGGCACCGAACTCACAGACGCGGGTCTGGTGGTTCTCTACGAAGTGGACGGCAAGACTTATGCCGAGATCCCCACGTTTGCCAAGCACCAAATCATCAACAACAGGGAGTCCGAGAGCCTGATACCGGCACGCGTGCACCACGCGTCAACCACGCGTGAAAGCGGAAGGAAGGAAGGAAAGGAAGGAAAGGAAAGGAATGACGCGTCGCGTGACTCGTCGTTGTTCGACACCTTCTGGAAGACCTACCCGAAGAAGGTCGGGAAGGATGACGCCCGAAAAGCCTTCGACAAACGCAAGCCTGACCAACCCTTGGTTGACCGGATGTTGGCCGCAATCGGTACGCAGGCTCAGTCGGAGCAATGGCTGAAGGACGGGGGGCAGTACATCCCGAACCCGGCGACGTGGCTGAACCAGGGCCGATGGGATGACGAGCCGGTTTTGAAGTTGGCGGCATCCGGTGGCGACACCTGCGGGAGGTTCGTGTGATCGGCCATACCCCCCTGCTGAAGATGCGCCGCGATGGTGTGCTGCCTTACGACGTGGTCCACGTCATCGACGGTGACAGCGAGTTCGCTATCGAGCTTGCCCAGCAATGGCACCGCATCCCGAGCTCGGCAAACGGCCTGTTCACGCCCCATGTGGTGGTCGGCCAGGAAGACAGCCCGGAACGCCTGGACGTGCGGTTCTGCCGCCAGCTGGGGGTGGTGCTGGAGGCCAACCGAGGTCAGGAGCGCGCACAGCGGTTGTTCAAAGCAATCCGGGCAGTTGAGCCAGCAATCCTGTGCTGCGCGATGCCCGACGAAATCTGGTTTTACACGAAGGAGCAAGGCGGCAATGGCAAACGTATTCACGCCTGACGACATCGATTTCGCTGCCTACGAGCAGGAGACCGATGCGCAGCAAAAGGTTCTCCCGGCATCGTCCTGGGTGCAGGAGTTGATCGACCGGATTCGCAATCCGATCCGCGCCAAGCAGGCTTTCATGCCTTGGCGCAAGACGGCACAACTGGTGCAGTTTCGCCCGGGCGAGGTGACGCTGTGGGGCGGCGCGAACGGCAACGGCAAGTCGCTGGTGACGGGGCAAGTCGCGCTGTCGCTGTGTGGCCAGGGCGAGCGCGTGGCAATTGCCTCGTTCGAAATGAAGCCCATCAAGACGCTGGAGCGCATGGGCCGGCAGTGGTCTGGCACCAACCCTGCCCACCCTGCTTATGCCGGCAGCGAAGAAGGCAAGCGCATCCTCATCGACACCTACGAGCAGTTCCGTGACTGGACCGACGACAAGCTGTGGCTGTACGACCAGCAGGGCACGGTCACTGCAACGCAGGTCTGCGCCGTGATCCGCTACGCCGCCGTCGAGCTGGGCGTTACGCATTTCATCGTGGACAGCCTCATGAAGTGCGTTCAGGGCGAGGACGACTTCAACGGTCAGAAGGCCTTCGTAGACGAGTTGACCGCCATCGCCCGAGACCACAGCCTGCACATCCACCTGATCCATCACATCAGGAAGCCTGCAAACGAGGACCACAAGCCCTCCAAGTACGACATGAAGGGCTCAGGCGCCATCACCGACCAGGTGGACAACGTGATCGCTGTCTGGCGCAACAAGTCCAAGGAACGCAAGCGCGATGAGGGTCTGCTGACCGACGAGGCCGACGTGAAGGAGCCCGACTGCCTGCTCATCTGCGACAAGCAGCGCAACGGCGAGTGGGAAGGCTCCATCGGCCTCTGGTTCGAGCGAGACAGCCAGCAGTTTGTCTCTTCCCACGGCGAAGAGCCTATGGCGCTCTACACGCCCGACATGCAGTAACTCAACCGATCAACAAAGGAGTGGGGCAATGAGCAAGACAGAGACACAGAGCGAAGCGCTGAGGCTGGCGGAGATGCTGGAGGATGGCAGCTACCTGCTCTCTCAGGAGCGCAACACAACAGCCGCCGAGCTGCGCCGCCTGGACGCGCGCGTCACGTCGCTGGAGTTTGCCTTCAACGAGTGGCATGACAAGACTGATTGGGTGCAGGAAACGGCCCAGGCGCTTGAACTCGGAATGCACCGCGCCGATGTGCTGCGCGCCCGCATCGAGGCGCTGGACGCAGAGAACAAGGCCCTGCGCGCACGGCGGGAGTCGCCTGCAGCCCAGGCCGGCTGGAAGCTGGTGCCCGCGAAGCCAACAGACGCAATGCTCGGCGCCGCCCAGAAAGCATGGCTCGCAGATCCATTGCGCCGGTCATCGACTCTGTATGCGGCTGCGCTTGCAGCAGCGCCCCAGGCGCCTGTAATGGACGCAACGGCCGAGCGCGACGAGGCTTTCGAGGCCGTGCGCCAGCGCCTATGCAAGCTGCCCAAGTACAGCTTCATCCTGGCCGATGGCGATGGCGGCGCTGTGGGCGTTGCGCGCCGCAAGGACGGCTCAGGTCGATGGATCGAGTTTCAAGCGGCGCATGAGCTGTTCGACCCTGTGGCAGTGGACGCCGCTCTCGCGCCCCAGGCCGCAGCCAAGACAGGAGACGCAGCATGCAAGGGCTGACCGGCGAACAACTGGGTTCAGCCATGGCGTGTGCCGCGCGTATGGGAGCAGAGCCGAGCGCCCTGAACACCCAAGCAGGCGGCACCC